GCAACCGGCGACCGGCCAAGGCCGCCGTCGCGAACGGATACGGAAGAGGCTGGGAATGCCATGGTCTACCTACCCTTTCTTGTGTGGGCTCTGTGCGCCCAGCGTGGGGTGGTGCGGGCTGAGCGCGGGGAGGTGCGGCTTGTACGTCGGCCGCTTGCCGTCCTCGGCCTTCGGGAGCTTCGCGGCTGCCTTCAGGGCCTGGTCATAGTCCTCAGCGCTCAGCGCCATGGGACCGGCTTCGTGGTGCTCATGCTGCGCCCAGCCATGCAGCGCGGCCGCAGCAGCGTGCCTGTGCAGCTCGGGATGGGGCGCGCGGGTTCGGTGGTTCGCCGGGAACATCCGCGCGACGTGATCTGCAACGGTCGGCGCTTTGTCCTGCGGCGAATCCGCGGGCGGCGCACCGGTGTCGGGCGGCGCGTACAGCTCGTCGCCTTGGCTCGGCTTCTTTGCCATGTTGGAACCCCTGTCAGTCGATCTGTTCTGTGCCTTGGTTGAAGGCACGATGACTCTGTGACGTGATGGTCGTCAGCTCGACGACGCCGTCGCTCTTCGGGACACGCACGGAGATCTCGAACCGCTGGACCACCGTGCACGAGCCGCCGTGCATGACCCGCTGTGCGTCGACGACGTAACCACCCGGCACAACCGCGGTGCCGAAAGTCCGTGCCGCCGCCACCAGGCGGTCCTTCAGGCTGATCGCGTCGGCGTAGCTCGAGGCAGTCACATGCGCCTCGATCGCCATGCGGTCTTCGAACGTGGCCTCGATCGCCTGCGTGCCCAGCGTGTTGGGAACCCCGCCGGTGTCGTCCGTGGGCTCATACAGGCCGCCCAGATGGATCCACGCGACCTGTTGCGCTGCGTCTGCAAGCTCGTGCCGCCCAGGGTCGTGGACCTTGAATCCAACGGTGGCGTCGCCGAGGACCTCCCGGATGGCCTCGACAACCTCCTCGAACGGGGCTTTGCTCACGTGTCGTTCCCCCGCGCCACCCGGCGCACGATTGCATGGATGTTCAGCCGCCGCCGGACGCCCGCGATCTTGCGAGCTACGAAGGTCATGTGGCCGCCGCCGCCGCCGCCGCCCACGGCGCTGAACATCATCGCGAACAGCTCTGCGGCCGCTTCCTCCAGCCGCCGCTCCAGCTCGGGCGGGATGCCGTCAGCAGAGGTCGGGACCATTCGCCGGCGTGGGCGCTTGAGCTTTCCGCCCTTGCCCTTCTTCGGGTCCTGGTGGTGCGCCGCGTAGTCGACGCTCGGCGCGATGATGAAGCCGGTCTTATCGGAGCGCTCGATGTGCCAGCCGCTCTTGAGCTGGTGCGTGGGCCCGTGCAGCGTGAGCCGACCGTCGGGACGCTTCTTTGGCTTCCAGCGCTTGCCGTAGGGATCGGTCTGCGTGCGGAAGCGCTCGAACGTGAAGTCGAGAACCTCCTCGGCCAGCACGGCCGACGACGTCTGCATGATCGCGTCGCCGTTGTCGAGCAACGTCTCCCATGTCGCGGGGACGCCCCAGTCACCGTCGATGCCGTCTTTGGGCATAGCGCGCCCCCTCTGCGAAAGTGCGAGGGCGGCGACCAGTGGTCCCCCACGAACTACTGGTCGCCGCCACATCGCGGGCCACGCTGGATGCAAGGCAGTAGCGCGAGCCGGAGTCGAACCGGCGATCTCCTGGTTATGAGCCAGGCGAGGTGACCTCCTCCTCCACCGCGCAATAAGGCGGCACCGGGGCCCTCGCTGTTTCGCGAGGACGTAGGGGCGTGCCATGGCCTCTGCCCCGGAACCGCACTAGCATTCTGCGGGGGCGGCCAGCCTCAACGTTACTGTGGCCGCCCCCTCGTTCTTTTCAAAAAAGTGTAGCTTTCGGTCGCGCGCTGCGGCCTGAATCAGAAGTCGCCCCAGTTGTCGCTCATGCGGGGCTTGTGGTCGTCGGGGTAGTCCGGGTCGCCAGTCGTCTCACGCGGACCCAGGTTGTCCGGCGGCTCGATGCCAGGCGGCTTGAGCACGCCCCGTCCCACGGACATGAGCCATTTCTGCGCGTCGTTGTGCGCCGTCACCAGCAGCTCGTCAACGTCTTCGGGCCTGAAGCCCGAGCGCTTGACCAGGATGTAGGCTGCGATCTCCCCCACGCGGCGCCGAATAGACTGCGGCCACTTGGTGATGGGCGTTGGGTTGGACAGTGCGAGCGCGGCCTCGGCGTCGCAGCTCGCGGCGATCAGCGCCTTGATGCGCTCCTGCGGGTCCGCCTGCGCGACACGGCCGGCAGGGAGTTCGATATCACCCTCGCCGGCGATGAGCGTGTTGGCCTCGCCGGCCACGGAGAAGTCGACAGTACCTCCGGTGATCGTCCAGGCCACGCGGACGTAGCGATCGCACTCGTCGAAATACTGCTCTACCTTCGCGGCGCCAGGTCCGCTTGGCTTCAGGATTCCGATCCTGCGCCACGCGGCGTTGTCGGGCCCTGTCTCGACGTAGTAGTTGACGGCGGTTGCGGTCTGTGCGGTCACCGTGAGTACGAGCTTGACGGCCTGTCGGTAGACCTCGATGTCCACTCCAGCGCCTGACCCGTCCGCAGACTCTTGGCCAAGCGCGTGGAGTGTGACATCGAGGGTGTTTGCCATGCTCGTGCTCTACGACTGCTGCTCGGGCTCGGGTGCCGCCTCGGGCGGGGCCGCGGCCTCGGGCTCGATGTCGGAGACGCGCACCACCTCACCGCGCTTCACGCGGCCGGGCTCGGGCTCGGGTGCCGCCTCGGGCGGGGCCGCGGCCTCGGGCTCGATGTCGGAGACGCGCACCACCTCACCGCGCTTCACGCGGCCGTCGACGTCGTCTCCGCTCATGGCGAACTTCTCGCCCTTGAAGCGCGGCATCCCGCCGTAGAGCAGGGTCTTGAGGCCCACGACCTCTTCCTTGCCGCCGCGCAGCTTCCGAGACAGCGGGAAGGTGAACGACAGTCCCTTGCGGCGGACGTCGACCTTCGCGGTGCGAGTGATGTGGCCGTCGAGTTCCAGGCGGATGCTGTGGCCGCCGGACCCGACCACGGGGGACGCTGGCGTGCGCATCCCCGTGTCCTTGTCGTCGAGGAACAGCGCGGCGCCAGGCGGTTCGGTGACCACCTGAAAGCGCACCTTGGTCTTGTGCTTTGCCATGACTAGGTCAGCACATTGGTGATGAGGAAGCCGGTGTCGCCAGCAACCACCTTGTGGTCCTCGCTCACCGCGACGCGGCCGTAGATGCCGCCCTTGACGCCCACGCTCTGGTCCGTCCACTGGGTCGTGTACGGGCTGTCCTTCATGCGGAAGGTCGAGCCGAAGTGCGCGGAGCGGCGAGTGGGCCGCTGAGCGACGCGAAGAATCCCGAAGAGATCCGTCGCCACCGGGATGAGTCGAGCGTAAGACGCCGTCTGCGCGATGTTGGCCGTGTCCTCACGCGTGCGGCTGATGAGGATGTCGTCCATGCCGAAGTAGTTCCCGATGGTGGCCGTGGACACCAGGCCCTCGCGAACCTGGTTGTACAGGTTCTTGATCTCGGGGTTGTTGGCCACGGCCGAGTTCCACACGTCGATCCCGCAGAACCCGATGTTGCGCGTGATGCCTCGCCCAGACCACTGAGCCGCAGTTGCGGCCAGGAAGTCAGCGACGATCGAACCGCCGGACGTGGCATCCCAGAAGGTACCCGCTGCCGCCGTGTTGCCGGCGTAGTTGCCCGACGTGGTCACGATGGCAAGGATGCGCTTCTCGCGACGGAACAGAAGGCCCTCGTTGATGTTCTCGACCAGGTCGACCATCTCGTCCAGGGGCTCGTCCTGGTTGGTGATGGTCATCAGGTCCAGGGCCTCCTTGAAGCCGTAGTCCTTCACGGAGTAGTTGTCCTGCCCGCGGGTCTGCGTCAGCTCGACGGCCTTGCCGAGGTTCTCGGCCATCTCGTCGTCGGGATACGCCAGGCGCTCACGCTTCGGGTAGGTGTAGTAGATGTCGGATCGCTTGCTCACCGGCACGGCCGGCATCAGTCGATCGCCGATGTACGCATCGTTCGCGTACATCACGGAGAGCGTCGCGAGCGCCATGTCGACGTGCACGGCGCTGGGGCCGACAGCCTTCTCCAGGTCGCTCAGGTAGCCCTGCCGGTACTTCGGGTCGGCGAGGCCGCGGATGAAATCGCGGTTGGCTGCCTTCGCGACCTTCTTGGACTTGGCGTTCATGCCGCGGAGCTTGTCGCGGAGCTTCCCCACCCACTTCTCGTAGGCGAGACCCTTCTCCGTACGAGAAAGAGGCGGCCCGCCTGGTACGATGTAATCGGACATTGTGATTTTCCCTTTCTGGTCCGTGGGGGGCTGCTACTCGTTCACGTAGGTGAAGCCGGTCATCACACCGACCTTGTCGCCGACCACGCCGGTCTGCATGGCGATGCCCACGCCGCCGACCAGCGCAGTGCCGGCTCCGCTCGGGGTGGTGTCGGTGACGCCGTCTGCGACCACCTGCTGAATGACGCCGCGGGTCGTGCCGCCGGTGCCGACGGTCATCGACACGACGTTGATGCCCAGCAGCATGACGCCGACCTCCGTGCCGATGGCACCGGTGCCGATCTTGCCCAGGTCGACGACGACCCCGAACGCGAGGTCGCCTGCCGCCGCGGGCTGGCAGGCGCTGTCGGTCGTGCCGAACTTGACGAGCTTGCCGAGCGCGACGGCGCCGGTCTGGACCGTGAATGGCCAGACGATTCGATTTTGGAGTTCTTCCTTCGGACGGGTTGCCATGATTCAAAGCCCCTTCATTCGGGTTGTGCGGGCGCTAGGCCTCGATGCTCTCCAGCAGGGCCGCGCTTCCGGCACCCGCCTCGCCGTCACCCACCGGTGCCGGAGCGTTCTTGTTCTCGTCGAGGCCGCGCAGAACGCCCTCGTCGTCGCCCACCTGCACACGAGAGGTGATGGTGATGTCCGGGCGCTTGTTGATGCGCTCGAGCGCCTTCTCGAGCCCCTGGGCCTTGACCAGGGCCAGCTGATCGTCGACCTCCGTCGGGTACAGCTTCTTGCCGACCAGCGCCTTGATCGCTGCCTCGGCGACCTTGGCCTCGGCCTTCTCGGCGCGCTCGGTGGTCTCCACGAGATCTTCGCGAACCGCCTTCAGCGTGCTCTGCTCTGCCTTCAGCTCGGCTTCCAGCTCGACCACGCGGGACCGAAGCTTGGACGCCTCTTCGACGGCCTTCTCCAGGGCGCCGGTCTTGTCGTTCTCTTGTGCCATTTTCAGCCTCTTTGGTTCGGCGGCCGCAGGGGCCGGAGTCGTGAGCCGCGCCGCTGCGAGGCGGAGGGCAAAGTGCTTGCGCTCGAAGGCGATCGACTTGGCGACCGCATCGGGGTTGGAGCCGATCGGGACCGCGCTCAGCTCCATCAGCTCGTTGTTCCCGAGGACGAAGTGCATCTTCCCGTCGATCTCCCGCTCGGTGATGCGGCCGGGACGAAAGCCGACGCTCACCCCGCGAAGGATCCCTTCGTCAAAGCCGAGGAACACGCGCTCTGACATCGGGTTGTATTCGGCGCTTCCGAAATGCATTCGTGCGTGCAGCTCGGTGCCACCCTCGATGCGGACGGCGCTGCATCGGCCGATGGGCAACAGGTCCTCAGGGCGGATGCCCTCGCCCATCGACCAGGGCGATGACTCGAAGCGGTTGTGGTTCCACAGGACAACCGGATTCCTGAGGTAGCGCTCCAGGCGCCAGTCCTGCTCCAGGATGTCGCCGTGTGCGTCGATGGTCGTGGTGGACGCAACGACGTCTACTGAGCGGTCGTCTTTGTTGACGCCTCGGACGTTGATGTCGATCGATCGGCGTACAACCCCATCCCAAGGCTTCCGTTCCGGATGCTCTTCGTTTTCTTCAGCCATCGCTTTCGGGCCTCTCGTTCTTCAGCCGTCGTCGTCGAGTCGAGGTCGGCTCGTGGAGCGGCTGATTTCGCTTCTCCGCGCTCGGTAGGCATCGAACAGCTCCGGGTCGTACTTGGACGCGTCGGGGTGCCACTCCGCGTCGGTGGGCGGTGCGCCGAATCCCTCCGCCGGCTCTTCCTCGGGGAGGTCCTCGATCGCCGTGATGCCCCGGGCGCGGGCCTGGCTCTCCCGCAGCGTGCGCAGCAGCGAGCGGCAGAGGTGATGCAGCTGCGGGTTCGCCTGGCGTGGCCACAGCGAGGTGAGCATGATCACGCCGTTCCAGGCCTCGCACGTGTCGGTGGTGCGGTCATCCATGACCGCGTCGAACATGGTGTAAGGCCGCGCCGCCATCACCGCGGGGTCACGGGACTGCCGCCACCGGCCAGCGTTGTTCGACTGCGTGACGGCGTTGCGGTAGACGAGCGCGGTGTGCGCCTTGCGCTCGCTGACAAAGTCGGGGATGCGCTTGCGCAGCCGCTTCAGGAAGGCGCCGTAAGCCTCCCCGGTGTCCTGTGAGCGCTGGATCTCATCGAATAGCGCCTGCACCACCTCCAGCTCCTGGACGGCGGCCACGGTGAAAGCGCGTGGGCCGCTGAAGGAGGACAGCTCGTCTGCCATCTCCTGCGTCACGGGCAGGCGCGCGCGGAACCACTCGGCCGCTTCGTTGAAGCGCCGGACGTCGGCCGTGATGGCCCAGGTCATCAGAGCCCCAGGGCGCGTGCCAGCAAGTAGCCGATGGGTATGAAGCCCACCGTGAAGACAAACAGCACAACCCACAGGAGCGCGCGCCCCAGGCTCTCTTCTGCGGGAGATTCCCCAGCACCAGGAGCGCGGGTCGGCGGGGGCCTTCTGTCCGCGGGCCTGTCTTTACTCATCATTCTCGACCTCCTCCAGCACCCCCAGGTGTCCAGACGCCTGGCCCAGCAGCAGCGCGGCCTCCGTGAGCGCGGCCATCACCTCGGGTGGTGCAGCGCCGCGATAGGCCTCGGCTACCAGGCGACGGGCCTCGGCGTAGTCGCTCGCGTTCTCGACCGCCGCAACGACGCGCGCGATGAACGGGGCCAGCTCGCGGTGAGCTTGCTCGATCGCCTCGTCCTCGACGGCTTCGGCGTACTCGCGGTCCTCGGGCTGTCCATTCCGCGGCTGCGCGCGCAGGGACACCTCGCCGGTTGGGCTCACGTCGAGCCAGAACGACTTGCCCTTGCCGTCTTCGTCGGGCTCGGGCGGCTCCTTCGGCTCCTTCGGTTCCTTCGGCGCCTTGGGTTGCTTGGGACCATGGTTGTTCGGGTCGTCGTCCGGCTTCTGCTCGGACTCTCCGCCGATCGTCTCCTCGCCCTCGATCGGCTCGGGCATGCCGACGCGGTCCCGAATCCACTTCACCGGGATCACGACCCCAGCCTGCTTCAGGTTGTTGACCGCGGTGGAGAAGGACACGCGGTCCTCGCCGTCTTCGGTCTGGAACATCGGCACCGGGTAGCGCTCGACGTTCGCTAGGTTCACCGCGATCGCGGGCTTGAACACGTAGCGCAGGAGCGAAGGCGCAACCGCCAGGCAGTCCGACTCGCGAATGTCCTGGCGCACCAGGTCGCGCGTCTCCGCCGATGCTCGGTCGCCGTTCGGCCCGGCCTCCATCGAGGTCGTGGTGCCGATCAGGCACTTCGACTGCTCACGTCCCAGGGTGTCGAACAGCTCGCGGTGCTGAGAGGCCATGCCGCCTTGACCAGCGGGCCACTCGACGTCGATCTCCCATCGGTCGTCGAAGACGCCGACGCCCTTGGAGCCGACGTACTCCAGCATCCTCATCATCCGGTCGATGTCCTTCTGCGGCGTGCCCCTCTTGTGTCGTGCCTTTCGCCACGGCTTCCAGCCGATCTCGGCCAGGGTGATCCAATCGCGCAGGGTCCAGTTGCGGAGCAGCGCCGACCACACCAGCGCGCGGGCCAGACCCTCGCGGGCGGGCACGTCGCCGACGATGCGGCGCTGCACCTGCACGATGCGGCCCGGAAACTCGGCCAGCAGGTCAATGCCCTCGTAGTCGCCCTCGAAGCGCGCGTATCGCAGGGCGCCGTCGTCCCGGTGGAATATGAACCGCCGGTGCGAGGTGGGCACGAAGCGGTAGGGCAGCAACAGGCTGTCGTCGGTGAGCTTCCACAGCAGCTCGCCGGTCGAGTGGCCGTAGATGTAGCTCGCGGCCAGGTGCGCGATCATCTCGTGCCAGTTATCGAACCCGTCGCGAATGCGCCGGCACAGCTCGGCCGCCTCCTCCTCCCGCGCTTGGGCGTCGCGGGGTAGGGCAAACTCCACCGCCGTCAGGCTCACCGCACGCTCGCGCGTGCTCATCGTCCCCTGCAGGTGGCCGTCCTTCTGCCGGCTCTCGTTCATCAGGTCGACGAACCGGGCGGGCTGCCCCAGGTCCGCCGAACGGATGATCTGGCTGACGTCCTCGGGGGTCAGGCCGCCGCCGATTCGCTGGTACTGCTCGTGGAGCGGCCGTTCCTCGAGCACCGGACCGCTGGTCAGGGACTCCGGGCGCTTCGGTAGCACCAAGGCGCCCAGGGCGCGCAGGCTGTGAAGCACGCTCATCCGAAGCCCCTTCCAGGCAGACCCGCCATGCGGCCGCCCATGTTCTCGCTCTCGTCCACCCGGTTGGCGTCCATCGGTGTGCCGCCGGCATAGACGCTGAGCTGTGCAGAGTCGGCGCGGTCGGGCGAGCGGCTCAGCCGCTTCTTGATCGCCTTCTTCTCCTCGACGCGGCGGCGGCCTCTCGCATCGAAGTCGTACTCGGCGGCCAGGAGGTCGGCTAACAGCTGATCATCGTCAGGGAGTTCCCCTCCCTCCTCCAACCAGGTACGCATGCCGTAGTGCAGCTGCGCGCGCAGGTTGGAAAACTCCTCGTCTTCGTCGGCTGTCGTCGCAACGTTGACCGGGACCACGACCACGTCCTCGTGGTGGTGGTATGCCAACTGGTCCACGACGCTCGCCCCGTACCCGATCTCGTCGACCATGACGAAGGGCAACGGCTCGCCGGGCCGCCGCATGTCGCGCGCCAGCTGCACCACGTGTCCCGCCACCTGCACGCCATCGGTCGCGCCGGGGATGACCACGGGCCGATACATGCGCTTGCCGCGGCGTGGGGTGATGACCGTCTCGTCGTCGCCCTCGCGGGCAACGTCGACCCCGAAGCACAGCGGGTCGGTTGCCTTCTCGTCGCCGTCTTCGTTGTTCTCCCAGCGCTCGAGCGCGGCCTGGGCGAGGCCCAAGGGGATGACCGACCGAATCGACTGCGTGGGGAAGCTGCCCCGGACGCGCACGTCATGCAGCGCGGAGCCAACCCCCCATATCTTCGCCTTCTCCTCGCACCAGCTGAGCTGTGCGATGCCCGGGATGCCCGCGGCGTACACCGCCGCCAGCTGCGAGTCGATGTGCAGGCATCGAAAGACGCTGCGCGCCCGGTGGTGCGAATCGAAGAACGTGCCCGACACCTGAGTCGGGTTACCGAAGAGAGCGAGCTTGGCGCCGCCTGCGCGGTTGCCCTCCAGGGCCTCGAAAATCTCCTCCGCGATGCCCGCCGCCTCGTCAGCGATGTACATCACGTGGGGGCCCGAGATGCCGCTGAATCGATCGGGGTCGTCGGTGGTGAAGCCGAACAGCTCCCGACCGTCCTCTGCGCGCAGCCCCGTGGACGGGTTCATCGCGATGGACTCCGCCCCAGCGATCGGCTTCTTCGCTCGGCGAACCAGACGGCGAACCTCCCGCCAAAGAACGATCTGCACCTGTCGGTGCGTCGGCGCGGTGAGGATCGCGCGGGCGTCCTCAAAGCAGCTGTAGTACCAGAGCGCCAGAATCGCAGCGCTCGTGCTCTTGCCCACCTTGTGGCCGCTGCGCACGGTCACGCTGTTGTTGGCCTCGACGGCGCGCAGGATGTCCGCTTGGCTGTCGCACTCGTCACTGTCCCAAGGCGTGATGCCCAGTACGTTGACGGCGAAGCCGACCGGGTCGGTGCGGTACTCGGGATAGAAGCCGACTAGCGGAGTGGGCCTAATGTATTCGGGGTGCTCCGCTTCCAGCTTCGTCAGGCGCTCCCGACATAGCCGCCTCATCATAGGCTCGGAGGAGTGTCGCGAAAACTTCTG